TTACAGGGATTTGGTTTTCCGGGGATGGAGCTTTGTTCTGGAAGAGCTGAGCGAGAAGCTTTAGAGATTGACGGAACTGTCATTGACGATTATAAATTACAAGGCCCGCCGGGAGCCTATCCCGGCATCAGCACAACAAGGAGGGGCTAAGAATGAATGAGAAAAAATTAACATGCGTGTCATACGTGTCAACTCATGCCAGGCTCCTGAGGGAGCAGTACGAATGGCTAAGACAGTACAGCTACAATAACCGGGTTCCGCAGGCGGAGGTTATCCGGAAAGCGCTGGAAATGTATCGGCAAGAAAAAGGATAATTCAGGACGGAGCGGAATAATTGCGTATATTTTGGGTGAAAGCTATGTGGATAAATATAAACAAGGCCCTGGGTGCACTAAAGGTGTACCAGGGCTTATTTTTTTGTGGGTGTTTGTACAAACATTGCTTTTGACGAATTGTTAACATTTTAGAACTCACCTATCTTTAATACCCGTAAAAACCCTTTTATAGGGCTTTTTATTTTATTCGCAAAATACTTTGTATGCAAAATATTTTCAATAATGTTTACTTATAGTGACACATATAATTTTTTTATTTGACTAATAGTTAATTTTGCATTATAATGTTAACAGAAAGTTAAAGCGCTCTTTGAAAAGAGAATACGGAGGCAGTGAGTACGGCGAATATGGTTGAGCCGTGACGCTGTACTGGGCTGGGGACGGCGCTTCTAACACCCGAAAAGAGGCAGAGCCGAAAAGAGGCGATCCGACCGGACTGGCGGAGATGACCCGAAAAAGTAGGCGATGATGCGGAGTAGGGAACACGGCGCTTAGACAGGGAAATGCCCACCGTTTCACCGGTAGTGAAAGGGCAAAGAGAGAAACCGGCAACAGGCAGCAGAGCCAGCGGAAGGGGCCAGAAAGCTGTATTAATAATAATATGTAGTACCATCATGCAGGGTTATGCTGGTACGGTGTTCCAGCTTCGAAAGGGGGTGGTTTATAAGTGGATGTCATTGTAGTAACTACCCTAAAGGAGTTGAGGGAAGTCCGTAAGATAACTCTAAAAGAACTGGCAGAAAGCCTGGGCGTTACAGTGGCACAGGCTTCTTACCTGGAAAACGGCAAACGGGCACTATCTCTTGATAAAGCCGCAAAGATGGCCGAGATTTATAATACGACCATCGACAACATTTACAAACTGGTGAAGAATCAGGAGATGATGGAACATGGAAAAACTTATTGTTACGGTGAAGGAACTTGCACCGCTGCTGGATACAACGCCAGGTGTAATTTATAGGATGGTCAAGAAATTAGAAGGAGAGGACGAGAACAATGTTAACCTTAGACAGCATGTTAAGGGAAATTGAAGCGGATTCGAGGGGCAAGGCTGATTACGTTACCCAATGGGAGCGATTCCAGGGGGTGTAGATGTGGGAATCATAACTTCAAATGGCACAACGCTTGAATACAGAGGCGGGTACAACCCGTATATTGTTCAGACCATCAAGCAAATCCCCGGCAGGTTGTGGCACCCAGATAAAAGGATATGGGAGTTCCCAACCACGCTAGAGGTTCTTGAATTATTGAACTTCCCCGAAGTTGAAATCACGCCCGAAGCAATGAACGCATTAAGACGCAAAAGGGAAGCTGAAAAGATGGCGCAGTTTATCAAAACAAACGCAGAAAAGGCTGTACCCAAAAAACCGATGCCAATTAAAGGAGGAGTAAAGCCCTTCGATCACCAGGTGAGGGGCTTTAACATTGGCATCATGTTGAGCAAAGCTGGGCTTTTCATGGAGCAGGGGTGCGGCAAGAGCTTAACTGCCGTGGCAATCGCAGGGCGGCGTTACCTTGACAGGCAGGTGAAGCGGGTTTTGGTGGTGGCGCCGTTATCCGTATTGCCGGTATGGAAGCGGGAGTTCGCCGAATATGCGGACTTTCCCAGCGAAGTGAAGATATTGAACGGGCCGCTTAAAAAGCGGATTGAGATGTTGAAGAACTTCAATGCTGATGCCCTCCAGGTTGCCGTTATAAACTACGAAGCAGTATGGAGGGCAGAAATATTTACAGCAATCAAAGCATGGAAGCCGGACATGGTTATTGCCGACGAATCCCAGCGCATTGCCAACCATGCAGCAAAGCAATCAAGGGGCATGCACAAGCTGGGGGATTTGGTAAACTACAAGCTGATTCTTACGGGTACGCCGATAACAGGCAACCCGCTTGGATTTTATTCGCAATATAGGTTCCTTGACCCGGACATATTCGGAAAAAGTTTTTACGCTTTTAGAAACCGCTATGCGGTTATGGGGGGCTACCAGAACAAACAGGTGGTAGGGTTCCAAAACAAGGAGGAGCTTGTCAGAAAGGCTCACTCTATAGCCTACCGCATAACAAAAGCGGAGGCGCTGGACTTGCCGGATATGGTAGACCAGGAGCTATATTGCGAACTTGAGCCTTCGGCGGCGAGATATTACCAGGAAATAGTTGCGTACAGCGTTGCCGAACTCGAAAGCGGCGAACAGGTGACGGCAACTAATGTATTGACCAAGTTATTGCGCTTGCAGCAAATAGCCGGCGGGCATGCTCCAGAGGACGAAACCGGCAGGCTGGCAAGGGTAAGCAAGGCAAAGGAAACAGTTCTTGAGGAAACCCTAAAAGACCTGCTGGATGCCGGTAAGAAGGTTGTTATATTCGCCAGGTTCCTGCCGGAAATCGACGTTATAAGGGATATTGCCGGAAAACTTGTAGGCGATGGCTACCGCTATATAACCGGAGCGGTTCCTATGGACAGCAGAAGCCGGGCAGTTGAAGAATTCCAAAGCGACCCGAGCTGCCGGATATTTATAGCGCAAATCCAAACTGCCGGTCTGGGCATCACCTTAACAGCCGCAGACACGGCGATATTTTACAGTATGGACTTCAGCTATGCGAACTATGAGCAGGCCAAAGCCCGAATCCACAGGATAGGGCAGGAAAACAAGGTTACTTACATTCACCTGCTGGCCCAGGGTACGGTTGATGAAAAAATATACAGCGTCCTGCGAGAGAAAAAATCAATTGCAGATGACGTTGTAGACAACTGGAAGCAATATTTCACAAACAGAAGGGGGGATTAAATTAAACAATAAATAACCCTAAAAAAGAAAGGGGGGATGGTAATGGAAAAATGTTGGCATGAATTCAGGTTTAACACACTTTGCGGCTGTAAGGTGTGTATAATTTGCGGGCACCACGAAGGGCTTGCCCGGTGCTATTGCGGCTGGTCTTTATCTGGTGGCAACGGGTACAGGGAACTGCTTGAAATTGGCGAGGTTATAGAGAGAGATTACTAATTTTAAAAACCAGAAAGGATGGTATGTTATGGCAAACGTCCATTTTTTCCAGAACAAAGGTGACAGCCCCTTTGAGCGCCTTGAAATCGAACTGCAACATGTTAACAACAATATAATAACCGATGAATATACAGTCGTTACCGTAAAGCTTGGTTATAAGGAATGCGTAACACTTTATCTGGATAGTCTTGGTATCAATGAGTTAACAAGGATGCGGGACGCAATTGACGATTACTTGAAGGAACTGGCGGCAAAAGCCAGGGCAGAAGTAAGTTAACAGGAGGGGGAAGAATGCAGGGATTAATTGAACTTGCCAGCCAACTACGGACACTCAAAGAAAAAGAAGCCCGTCTTAAAGACGAGCTTAGCAATACAAGAATTCAAATAAAGAATATCAAAAAAGACCTCGTAAATCAAATGATTAATTGCGAAGTCCAGAACTTCAAGCATAACGACAATATCTTTTACCTGACAACCAGCATTTACGTTAGTGACGTTGCCAGCCGCAGAGAGGAACTTTACTCCACCCTGCGGGATAATGGCTACGGTTCGTTAATCAAGGAAACCGTTCACCCGCAAACCCTAAAAGCCTTCGTCAAGGAATTGATGGCAGAAAACGGCGACGAAGTTCCAGAGTGGCTTAATGGCCTTGTGACGGTTTATGAGGAACAGGAAGTAAGAATAAAAAAAGCATAAACAAGGAGGTAGAAAGCATGGATAATACAACAAAAGCACTTGCGGTTATCGAGGACTTCAGTTTACCGGCGTTACCTTCTGAAGGCGCGATGTCGGAGGAAATGGACGGTTTGTCCATTTCCTTTGAGCGTGTTAGGATTCCCAGCGGCGGCGGCCTGGCTTTTGAGATACCTGGGGAAGATGACGACGAACCAGACACCGAGAAGGAAATCGTCGGGGTCATAGTCTACCACCACCCAGTAAATGCCTATTGGGGGAGCGCTTATACGGGCCAGAACAACCCGCCGAAGTGCAGCAGTATGGACGGCAAAGAAGGCAAAGGCGAGCCGGGGATGTTTTGCCCAACGTGCGAATTCAACCAGTTTGGCAGCGATGCCGCCACAGGTGGGAAATTATGCAAGAATATGCGGCGAATCTATATTTTACGGAACGGTGAGCTGTTCCCGCTGTTATTGACATTGCCGCCGACAAGCCTGGGTAACTTCGCAAAATATCTAAGCAGGCGCATATTGCAAAAGGGCCTGCGAACACACCATGTAGTAACCCGCATAGGACTGAAAAAAGCAACGAGCAACAGCGGCATTGCCTATTCCCAGGCGACATTCAAAATGCAAGGGGTATTCCCTCCGGAGATGAGAGAAAAGATGGAACAATACCGGAATGTGGTGAAGGATATGGCGCTGGGCGTGAGCATTGAAAATAACGAATACATGAACGGCGCTAAGGAAGAAGGAGAGCCATTGCCCTTTTAAGCAGTAGTGTGGCCGGTTGCAATAGCAGCCGGCCTGTTTTTTAAAAAAATTGCTTGTAGAGGGGTGGTTATTCTTGTGTTGGACTATGATAGCAGAATCGACTGGATTGGCTTCTACAAAAAACATCTCAATGTAACAAGGGTTCAAAACGGAGAAATAATTGCCCTGTGCCCATTCCATAACGATAATAACCCTTCTTTCCACGCTAAGAAAGAAAACGGGGTGTGGAACTGCTTTGGTTGTGGTGAATCAGGTAACGCTCAGACGTTTTTAGAAAAGCTCTTGGGCATAAGCAATAAAGAAGCAATAACAATACTGAAAGGCGAGGCCGGCATAAAATCAGAAACACGACCGCGCAAATACACCATAGACGACTATGCGGCAGCGAAAAGGCTACCGGTTGACTTCTTAAAAAACCTTGGCATAAAGAACGGCAAAACCGGGATAATCATACCCTACATGGACGAATCCGGCGCCAAAATAAGCTCCAGGCAACGGTACGGAGATACAGGAAGCGGGCCACGGTTCACCTGGGCCAGAGGAAGCAAGGTGAGCCTCTACGGGTTGTGGAGGTTGCCGCAGATCCGGGAGGCAGGCTATGTAATCCTTGTGGAAGGCGAATCGGACAGTCATACCCTGTGGTACCACGAATACCCTGCCCTTGGCGTACCTGGCGCATCGGTTTTCCAATTGGCCTGGGTAGAATTCCTCCGGGGCCTTACCATTTATATTTTCCAGGAGCCTGGGGTGAGCGGCAAAACCTTCGTCCGCAGGGTGAGCGAAGCGCTGACAAACAACAAGTTTGAGGGCGATGTTTACACTCTGCATCTAATAGACGCAAAAGACCCCAGCGAGCTTCATTGCAAAGACCCTGAGAAATTTAAAGAGCATTGGCAGGCAGTATTGGACATTGCCGAAAAAATCGACATCGACAAGATGTCGAAGAAGGCAGAAAACGTAATACCCGATGCGCCGGTGCAGCTCCGGCAGCCTCCCGAATGGAGGTTCAGCGTTGACGGGATATTCGCCATCAACGAAAAAACTGGGCTGCCATACTGCGTATGCAGGACGCCGATATTATTATCCAGGCGGCTTAAAAGCCTTGAAACAGGCCAGGAGAAAGTTGAAGTTTGCTACCGGCGGGACGGTGAGTGGCACACAGTAGTGGTTAACCGTTCTACGCTATTTCAAGCAAGGACAATAACCCAGCTTGCCGACCTGGGGATAGCAGTAACAAGTGAAAACGCTAAGATGCTTGTCAGGTTCCTGCAAGCCCTTGAAGCAGAAAACATTGACATATTGGGCAAAGCCGATTGCGTTTCCCAGCTGGGCTGGCACGGAAACCGGTTTATTCCTGGGTACAGTGAAGACCTGGTTATTGACGTTGACCCTTCGACAAAAAACTGGCTGGAGGCATACCACCAGGAAGGGACGCTTGAAGCATGGCTGGAAACCATAACTCCCTGCCGGGAGAATAGCCTTTTCCGGTTTATATTATCGGCGGCCTTCGCTGCCCCGTTGCTACGCATTGTAGGACATAGAATATTCATAATTCACAACTGGGGCGATACAAGGAGCGGCAAAACAGCAGCGTTGAAAGCGGCATTATCGGTATGGGGGGACCCGGAGGGGCTAATGGCCAGCTTTTACGCAACGAAGGTCGGCCTGGAGCGCCTGGCCGGTTTTTTCAGGGACTTGCCCCTTGGAATTGACGAGCGCCAGGTGGCGAATAATGATTTCACCGATAACCTTATTTATATGCTATCATTGGGAAGCAGCAAGGTGCGCGGCGCTAAAAGCGGCGGCCTGCAAAGCTCCCAGGCATGGCAGACGATAATCCTGACCACGGGGGAGCAGCCCCTAAGCAGCACGAACTCTTATTCGGGTGTTTACACCAGAACATTGGAGCTGTACGGCGCTCCCTTTGACGATGAGGCCATGGCCCGAAAGATGCACGAATTAATCAGTTACGGGCACGCAGGCCCGGAATTTATCCGGCATATTGCAAAGCAGAAGAAAAGCGACATAAAGGTGCTACATGCCTTATTTGCCAACGACATAGGCAAGGAATACAAAAACCATCTAAGTTCGCATATATCCTCGGTTGCAATAGTGGCGACCGCAGACTGCCTGGCATCTGACTGGTTATTCGGCATAGATTCGGACGTAGCCTACCAGGAAGCGCTGAAAATGGCCTACGACGTTATGCAATCCCTGGAAGATGCCAAAGAAGCAGACCTTGTGGAGCGAGCCTACGAATTCATCCAGGGCTGGTTACTATCAAATAATGAGCAGTTTACCAATAACTTCAGGACGCCACGGTACGGGTACACGGACATAGTGGGCAGGTACTACGTTTTCCCGCAAATACTGAAGGAAGCACTGGAACGGGAAGGATTCTCTTACCGGCAGGTTATGAGCGGACTTCGCAACCGGGGCCTTTTGGGAGTTGAGCCCAGCGAAAAGAGGTTTACCGTAACCAAAAGGTTCGGCGATGTACTTGCCAAATTCGTCCAGATTGAACTTGACATGGGAGTCGAGGACATAGAATTCTAAGCAGCGCTTAGCGGCGCTCCAGTAAGCTGCTAAGCGCTCCAGTAAGCTGCTAAGCGCTCCAGTATAAGCGCTCCAGTATAAGCGCTCCAGTAAGCCGCTAAGCGCTCCAGTAAGCCGCTCTGGTAACAGTTTGGTAACAGTTTGGTAACAAAAAACCCTTAAAAATCGAGGCTTATATATATATGTTACCAATGTTACCATGTTACCAATGTATATATATATAATGTGAAATACACAAGCAGAACTAAACTAATCAATGTAATTGTATATATATATACATGCTAAAAATTCTGGTAACATGGTAACTTGGTAACAAAGACCTCTAAAGCCTTTATTTATAAGGGTTTGCGCTGTTACCAGAAAAAAATGGAAATGGTAACAAACCCCCTCTTTTGGTAACAAATTTACAGTATTTGTAAAATAACGCCCCTGGCCTTGTAACCATACAGTTTCAGGGCCTTCGTTTTTTCACAGAAAATGTTAGCTAAGGAGCGTGTTTTTGCCTTGGAGATGACTGTTTTAAGAACATATAGGGAGCTTGGAAGCATCAAAAAAACTGCGAAGCACCTGCAGGTATCACATAAAAAAGTGCGGCAAATATTAGAAAACCTTGGTGTTGAATTTAAACAGGGTAAAAACAGTACCAGGCCCCACAAGTGCGATACATGCAGATTCGCCAGGGCGGATAAGTGCGAATACATGAACGCAAAATCAGAAGAAATAGAAGGTGTTTTAAAGGAAATGAGGGTTGATTACAAGGTTGAAATGGTGCGCTATTCTCACGGGAATAGGAAGATACCGGTCTACACGGTGAACAACTGTCCAAAATATCAAAAGGGGGATTTGGGGAGTATTGCCAATGCTTAATAAAATCCTGGCTTTTGCTGAATACTTCTTAACTTCGCCAAAGGCCAAAGATATTACAGACAAACTCGCCATTGGAGTATGCGTTGCAACTATTCTTTACCTCGCCGTGGCGATAATCAGGGTGTTGTAGGAGGTCGAATCCTTTGTCCCTTAACCAACCATTGGAAAGCAATATTACCAGGGGTATCCTCAAGTATTTGAAAACCGTTGATAACTGCTTCGCCTGGAAGGCCCACGGCGGTTATTACGGGGTTGCCGGCATACCGGACATCGTTTGTTGCCTTAACGGACATTTCCTGGCCTTAGAAGTGAAAAGGCCGGGAAATAAGCCCACAAAACAACAGGCTGCCGTATTGGAGAAAATCAATCGGGCAGGCGGCAGAGCCTTCGTGGTTTACGGTGTTAACGAGGTTAGAGAAATAGTCAAGGAAATCCTTACCGTTGAAAAAAAGAATACTGATGCAATAATGAAAGGGGGTGATATATGAGGGGCTAAGCTGTTATCTCTTTAAAATCACTACTACGAAAGTTGAATACCCAAAAAATTGGGTAAACAACTTTGATGGTGGTTTACAAAAACAAGCATAAAAAAGTATACAACATCTCAAACAACTTTCATGGTGGTTGTATTTAAGTTTTGAGGAAAGTGAGGTTGAACAAGATGGAAGAAAGATACACTATTGACGACTTCAAGGAAACAAAATGCTGTTTGACGTGCCGAAATTGGAATGTTGACAATACACTACAAGGTCGTTATATGTACAACACATGCCGTTATATGTACGAAAATTTCAAATGCGTTGCAATGTTCCCAGCTACTTGGCAATGCAAATATTACAATGGCCCATATACAACGGATTGCCCATTTGGAGAACGTGAATATAAGGAGGTTGAACACGATGGCTAAAGCGATATTGGAGTTAGAGATGCCGCAGAGTTGTAGAGGAGGATGCCCGTTTTACAAAATAACTGATATATGCGACATTTTATCAGCTTGGAATAATCACATGCCTGTATTGGTGCCGAGTGAAGGCAAGCATCCTGATTGTCCACTTAGAGAGGTTGAGGAGGATGAATGATGAGTAAGATGAACGACATATTCCAAGTGGATTACCTGCAAGAAAAGAGAGAAATAAGAATTAATCTTCCTGAAGAGGTTTGGGAGAACATTGACACTATAATTATGACAAGACTATTTCAAGAAGAATTGGTTGTTGAGAAACTAAAAGAAAGCGAGGGTGAGGAAGGATGATTGAAAAAATTTATAAAAACAAGTACATGGTCACTTGTGATAACTGCGGAACAGGGCAAGAGTGCGATAGCTGGGCAGAGGCAATAGATTTCATGAACGAGGAAGGCTGGAAAAAAAGATTGATTGACGGGGAATGGAAACATTATTGTCCGGAGTGTCAGGAAAGCGGGGTGAAACGGGATGCCTAAAGCGATATTGGAGCTAGAGATGCCGGAGAGCTGCAGAGGAGGATGCCCGTTTTACAAAATAACTGATATATGCGACATTTTATCAGCTTGGAATAATCACATGCCTGTATTGGTACCGAGTGAAGGCAAGCATCCTGATTGTCCACTTAAAATGGACGACAAATTCCAAGCAGATTATCTGATTTCCGCTGCTACAAAGAAAATAATTATTAATCTTCCTGAAGAGGCTTGGAAGAACATTGACACAATAATCATAACAAGAGAATTGGTTGTTGAGAAACAAAAAGAAATCGAGGTTGAGGAAGAATGAACGGTCTGGAAGTGGCAAGGGCAAAGATGTGGGTAAACAACTTTGATGGTGGTTTACAAAAACAAGCATAAAAAAGTATACAACATCTCAAACAACTTTCATGGTGGTTAGGAGGTAAAGCACGATGGCTAAATTTGATTATATGAATTTCAGTGATGGAATCAGTGATATTGAGTTTGTTGCAAATGCCAAAACATACACGAAAGAACAGACTATAGAATTATGCCTTGCAGAAAACGATTGGAGATTTGACCCTAAATTTTGCGATGGAAACTTATTGAGAAAGCCTACTACTGATGACATTTTTCAACGTCACGTTAGGTGGTATATCAGAGCACCCGAATGGTGCGGATTTGATGATGACGGAAAGGGATGCTACACATACTGCAAGGCAGGACAGAAAGGTAGTTTTCCTGTGTGGGTTATTGAATTTGAAAAATTACAAGTACAAGTACAAGAAACTTGTGTGTAATAGCACGGGTTGAAGTGGTAATCGAAGATTATGAAGGAGGTAAACCTTGTTATGAGCGTAAATGACGCTTGAACAGTTTGAAAACCTGCGGGAGAATTTCCTGGTCCACGAGGCCAGGATACTGGATTGGAAGCGAAATGAATATTCCTCTGGGGCTGATGCCTTGCAGATTTTTCGCGAGATAGCAGACTTTCTTGGACAGCGTCCGTCTGAGGTAGCGCTTGCATACCTCTTGAAACACATACAAAGTATTTCGCTGGCTGTGAAAACGGGGCAATATACATGGGACTGGCAGACAGACGGCGGCGAGGGATTGAAACAGAGGATTGCTGATGCGAGGAACTATTTGCTTTTGCTGGCGGCTTGCTTGGAAAATGAAAATATTGCTAGGGGGTAATCAAAATGCCATGTTATCCGTTCAGAGATGAGAAAGGTAATATGAGTTTTCTATGCACAAGTGAAGAAATAATGGATGAACCAGAGAGATGCTATATTTGTGGTAAGCCAGCTACGGTATTATGTGATGCTCCAAAAGGGGACAACCTTTTTGGGGAAGCCTGTGACAAGCCAATGTGCAGACAGCATGCTCACCATATAGGACTTGACAATGATGTATGTGACTATCATTTTAATGAAATTAGCGTAAGGAAGGCGAAACTAGATAACTGGGTTAAAAGTGGGAAAAGTGCAATGAAATAGAAAAGGGGACTGTTCAATGAATAAACTGAATCATCTGTCACTATTCGCAGGATGCGGTGGTATTGACTTAGGTTTTAAATGGGCAAATATTGAAACCGTTGCTGCAGTAGAGATTAAGCAATTTGCATGTGATACATTAA